GCCATGTTAGCGTTTTCCATAGATTTCCAGTCTATAAGTTTTACTGCTCCTGATGAAAGTGCCTGAGAGAAGTTATACATCGCTCTGGACGCCTCATTAGCATTGGCGCCGGAGACTGCTGCAACATTTGCTACACCCTGAATAGCACCAACAGCGTCATCAAGGCTAACACCGGCATTAGTAAACTTACCGATGTTTGATGTCATATCCTTGAATGAATAAATAGTCTTATCCGAGTATGTATTCAACTCGCCAAGCTTCTGGTTTACGATATCTAATCGCTTAGCAGTATCCTCGATGTTATTTCCATTCTCATCAAAAATCTTTGCACCATTAAGGATCGTCTGAACCGAACCCATTTTGAGCTCATACTCAGCAAAACCATCTCGCATTGCCTGCATACCGGAAAGCGAGTTTGCCATATTCATTGCGAATCCGGCAACAGCATCTGAAATCTTATTAAATGCCTTTGTTCCTGCACCTGCCAGCAAATCCATCAGATTAATGCCAATTCTAGACTTTTGACTCATATTGTCAAAAGAAAGCCCGACTTGTTCTCCAGCTTTTGCTAACTCATCTAATGAATTTCTATTCTTGCCGGCATCCTCAATATTCTTGTTAAGAAACTTTAAGGAGTTTAAACTCATTTGAATGTTCTTCTCGAACTTTGAGTTATCGAATTGCATCTCGACAACTTTAGTGTCTATGACCTGACTCATATGCGTTTAACCTCCTCCCCAATTTGTCTTGAAATTTCTTCAAGTATCGGCTCAATAGCCGGATTTATATAATCTTGTGGTGGAACATATCCACCCTTATTTGTTCCATGTCCATATTGTATTAACAAAGCGACGCTATAACCCCCTTCTATATCAGAGTTATGCCATTCGATTCTAGCCCTGCTCCCCTCATGGACGATCTTATATGACCACGAGTTAGCCAATTCGCCAGTATTTCTAGGTGTAGCTCCTCTTAAAGCATCAACGCCTTCTTGACCAGCTGCATTTAGAATTCGATCATACTTCAGCATTTTTAAACGCTCTAAATAGTTAGTCGCTTTTTCAAAATCTCCATGAGAAACGATTTGTATGCCACTCATTGTATTTATCCTCTACTCTTATGTTTGGCTCTTCGAATGGCGTTAAGTTCCCTTTGCTGCTTAAATGCAGCATCTTTACTCATCTTATTATTCTCGCCACTATTTTTAATACTTGCAATACGAATAAGAGTCATCAACCTATTGAAATGCCATTTTTGAGCTTCAAAAGGGATCTGATATGCGCACATCCAATAATAAACAAGTTCGGATGTAACACCTTCCCCATTCTTTTTATGAGAGCCTCGTTCTGTAATTGTCGTGGCAGTATGTGGATCCTTAATATACTCTTCAACTTCTCTAAAATTATCATCCGTAAGAGCATAATATACTTCCGGATCCACATTCTGCGTAATTGTCATACAACGAATGTAGTCAATCACTTCTTCTACCGACTTTTCCTCATCAGAGATGTATGGTTTCTTCCATTTAGCTTCCCATTTTGAAATGGAAACGAGAGAATGCTCCAAAGTCAACGTCACCGGTTTACTTACATAAATGAACTCCTGACGCGCTTCGTCAAACAACTCTGTTTCCGGAATAGTTATCTGAAGCATCCTCTTCCCTCACTTATTCTGCTGTCTTAGATGGGATAAGTTCCTTGACATACTGCTGTTTCTGCTCATCAGAAACCTTCATATCAGCCGGAACAATCGCGTTAACAAACTTAGAAGCCTCTTCATCATCGAGTGCTAGAAGCATATAAAGATCTGAGAAGGCCTGAGTCTGCTCGAAGTCTTCTCTAACCTGATCATTCTTGATAAATCTTCTACCGTCATCAGACTTTACGCCATATGATTTCAGAAGAAGCGTCTTAAATAGCGACATAATAGTAGGGGTGTCCTGAGCCTCAATAATTTTTCTGATATACTCAGTAAGGCCGCCTGCTTTTCCAAGTTCAAGTTCGAGAATCTCAGCCTTTGTGAGGTTGAAATAGAACTTTTCCTTTCTTGTGACACCATTAAAATCGGTGTATTCCATTTCTTTTACGTACATGTTTCTCTCCTTTCAAGTTAAAAATTAAAAGGGGCTGCATAGACGCAACCCCTAGATCGATCAAAATATAAACTACTAATTTACGGCTCGGTTGGATACATAATACCCTTCAGCTCTGATGGAAGCGGAAGTCTAGGCTCGGTATCCTTTGTTCCATACAGAACATCCTCGAGCTTCTTCATAACTGCTTCCTTCTCAGTTGCTGTAGCGCCAGTAACCTTTGTGGAATCGATTGTGACGATAGCAGTCGGCTTAAGTCCAGTTCCTTCGCCATCATAGTCCTTAGGAGTTGTTGTGAACTCCCAGCTGAATGTAATAGCTTCTGGAGAATCATTGATTGTTGCATATGATCTCTCAGAAGGAGAAGCCTGTGCGCCATAAACCAGATGCAGCTTATAGCCGTAATCATCTGCCTCTACATCATTGCCAATTGCAGTTCTGTAGCAGAGACCAAACTTCTGTCTTGTCTGCTGACCGAATGTTACTCCAGGAGCTCCTGTAAGTTCTGCCGAACCATCGCAAGCAGCCCACTCATCCGGATATGTATATGCTTCGATAGTTCCACCGAACTCTTCCTTTGATCTCAGCGAAAGGTACTTAACGTCATCAGCATACAGAGCTGTCTCTTCTGCACCAGAAGGAGACTCTGTTACAGCAGTAAGTCCATTCCAGGCTACACCATTGTCATAAGTACCGTCATTCTTCATAGGATAAAGAACGCCCTTCTTGGTTCCAGTTTCATACAGGCGCTTTGTATCGTCGTCCCATGTAAGTACTGCCATTATAGTAAACCTCCTAATAATTAAGCTTTATAGTAAAGTGTCAAAATATCATGATACAAATTATCAGCAACATAACGTCTATCGAATCTGGTTTTAGGATAGCGCAAAAGCACTTCCGCGATCGTATTATCCGGATCCCGACTTATGACTGTTACGTTATATACTTTTTGCATCGTGTAATGTGAATCATCGGCATTTCGTGTATAAATATCAGCTAGAGAATAAATGATACATGGATACTTTAGTTTGATAGTCTCGGGCGGCTGAAAATATACATTTTTAGACCCTAGCACTTCCTCAAACCGATGCTGTAAATCCAGTCGTGTCCCCATTGTAAACACCTCCAATACTCAGCACCATTCTTGGATAGGAAATATCAATTGATGAAATCTCCCAAAGTGTGCCCATCCATTCTATACACTTCATATAACCGATGTTCTTAAAAGCGTACGGATCGGCTAAGATGCTGATAGTATTGCTTATGTTAACGTTATCATTAACATTCTGTGCACTTTCGACCCTTCTGGAAAATCTCTGGACGTCTCCATAATACTGTTTCCAACTCATGACGGGAGTCCATACCCCATCATCATTATCTTCTGTCAGCGCATAGCCGATCTTTCCGTACCACTTCATAAATATAATCTCCTAATTAAGCAAGCTCTGTTCTGAAGACCTGAGCGCAATGCCACTTAGTCAGAGCACCAGACATTCTTCCCTCGATGAGATACTTGTACTGGTTGTAGTCGATATCGAAATCATCAAATGTAGTGATCTCGCCACCCTTATCAGTACCAACAGAGTAGTCCTTCAGGGAAACCTTGATTGCCTGAATGCTATAATTCTTTGTGACATTGTTAATTGTCTCAGCAACCTCAAGACCCTCCATAAGAGGAACTTCTACGATTGAGGAAACTCTCAGAACGGAGCAGAGCTCTGCATCGGACTTATAAACTCTGTTGCCGATACCATCTCTTACCCACAGCATGTCAGAGTGAAGTGATGGAGCCATGAACATAACAGGAGCTCCGGATCCTCTGTAATCTCTGTGAGCCTTGCTCATTGCCTCGATCATTGTGTCGGCATTCTTCTTCTCATCGGCTGTGAAGTTCTTCTTTACGCAGAACAGATCCTCTGAAGAAACGATAGGTCTGATGCAGTTCTCATCGATCTTGTCCTGGCTAGCGTTTGATCTACCATCGCCGATCAGGATTGCTCTAGCAATTTCCTCATTAAGCATAACTCTCATCTCAGTCCAGAGCCAGCTTACTACGTCCATTGTTGTAGCATCGATGATGTCCTGTCTGTCGAGCTTCTGCTTCTTATAGATCGTTGTTGGACGAGTCTCTCTCTTAGCGAGGCTGAAGAACTCTTCCTTCTTGAGCTTACCCTTTTCCAGATAACCTCTAGCCCTTGCGTCTTCCTCTGTAATGTCAGCAAACAGAGTCTTTACTCTTGAGAATGGCAGATGCTTTGTTCCATTGATTACTGTGGAAACCCATGCATCTTCTCTCTTGATGAACTCTGGATGAGTATCAACAGCCTTTGCATCCGGGAAGAGCAGATTGATATTGCCAATACCATAATCTCCCTCAGCGTGTGCGAGGAATGAATCGCGGAAAGATCCGCCATAATTTCTTACATCATTGAATGCAGCATGGCAAAGCTCATCTCCGATTGCTACGAGATCATCACTATGCATGAGCTCACCACCCTCAATAACAGCACCTTCGTTGTTATCAAATACGTTGTGTTTCATTTCGGTTTCTTCTCCTTCTTCTTCGTCAGTATCTTCGTCATCTTCTGCACCACTTTCAAGAGCGGCACCGACAAGAGCGTAAAGAGCTTCCTTCTGCTCATCATTCATAGTCTCAACGACTTCGCCCACTGTCTTTTCTTTTGTTTCGGTCTCTTCAACCTTTTCTTCTGTCTTTTCTTCGTTCATATCTTCTCCGTCAGCATGTTCTATCGCATCGCTGTCTGCAGATGCAACTTCGTACTCAATCGGCAGACCTGTATAAATTACAGCCTCTGCGTCAACTCCTTCTCCATGCAGAATCACATCGTCAATGTATGCGCCAGGATTTGCTCCAGCAAGCACAAGACTTACCTCTCTAATCTGGCCGTGCATTACATTTCCGCCAAGCTGCTGAAGCTGATTTGCATAGATAGACAGTGCTTCGATGTCTCCATGCATAACGAGCGCCTTAGCATTCTTGCCCTGTGGCGTATCGTTGAAATATCCATAAGTGTAGACACCTTCTGGACGGTTCATAAGTTCGCAGTGACCAAGGACCTTATCCGGATCGGAATGTCTATGGCCCCAAACGAGTGGTACTGTCTTACCGTCATTGTCAATGAATGCGTCTTTTCTGATTGTTCTTCCATCGGAGCATTCAATGTCATTTCGAGTAGCCCAGCCACCAAAATCATAATGTTTCTTACCACCCATTTTGAATTATTCTCCCTTCTTGTTACAATGGTTGATTCATCGCTTCCTCGAGAGCTGACTCATCACTAACTTCTTCCATCGGCTGCTGCTGATCGGCAGGTACAGACAAATTCTTATTTCTAAGTTCATCTGCCGTTGGATCATCAGATGGTTTCATGCCGATGATCTGTCTAACCTCATTCGAAGTCATGATCTCATTTCGTGTGAATGTATCAGCAATAGTGGCGATCTCAGTAACTGGAACAAGTTTGAATGGATCCTTGAAGAACACGATCGACTGTCTCTGAGATCTAGCCGTTTTAGTTAAGAACTTACGGCGCATCTCAAGTGTGATAGCCGATAGTATTGGTTCGATAGTACGAGAGTAGTAATTCATCATAGTTTTCTCGTCGGCAGTTCCATTCAGTATCGTGTCGGTTATTCCTAACTGGCTATATAGCATACTCGTCAAGTCATTTACCTGCGAACTGAGATTGTTCTCTACCGGGCGATTCAACTGAGTGATTCTCTCAGTACCATCTGTATAAGCAATACCATACTTGGATCCGACAAGCTGATCTTCGATGTCTTTACGTCTGTTTTCAGCCTGTTGTTTCCTCGCTTCAGTTTTAATAATATATGGAAGCTGAATAATCAGGTCGAGTTTGCCCGAACTGTTTCGTTCATCCAGCACATCCAACAAATTCATCTTATAAATGAGACGTTTCAAGGTGGAATTTGGCTCATTTACAACTGCATAAAGAGGATTCTCGATTATTGCCACAACTTTCTTTGGTAGAACAATATCCTCTTTCTTTCCTGTTCTCTCGTTATAGACTCTTACCTTGACCATACTTGGATACCAAGTAATGATTTTTCCTACTCTGAGAGATGCAATGTCATAGGAATCAGTCTTAGTCGGATCATAAGTCGTATCAGTCGGAACGATTGCCACGCAACCTTCGTCCAACATTGACATCACAACATCCTGAATAAGAGCTCTTCCTGTCTGATCAATATTTGCTTCTAAAGTTAGACAGTTGTTTAATTTAGATTGCATAGAATAAATATAACGGTCATTCTCATCGAGCCTTACATGCTCAATGGACATGGCCGCTGTATCTAGCGCAATTCTGTTGAAAACTGCTGTAACTATAGATTTTTCATTGCCTCTTGTGAATCGGACTCTATCTGGTCTAGAGGCATATCCGGCTCCTGAATCGATATCTCTAGAAATATCAATAGTCGGATCTTTGTTAAAGAATGCATTCCACGCATGCTGAAGTCTTGATCCTAAACTCATATGTTAACCTCTTTGACCATTCTGTCTCTTATAGTTTTTATCTTCAGAAATTGACTGAACAACTGTTACGCTTGGAGCCCGCTTCTTATTCCAACGATCCAAAGCTTTCTTGCCTTTAGCCGCTTGGTTGCTCAAACTTTTAAGATTCTTAGTAGCATGTCTGGTTGCAGCTTTGACTGCCTTCTTACGCTTTTTCTTCTGCTTTTCTTTGAAGACCGCATCCGAATCACGCCAGCCTTGTGACTCCTGATAAGTAGCAAGCTTTCTTTCACGTGCTTTATCCTCAGCATCTCTTTTTTTAAAAGTTTTCTTATCAGATAAATCTAAAGTATGAGTGGATCCATCTTCAGCGTATTCGCTCTTTAAACGACCATGCCGTTTAACGGACCAACGTTCTCCATCTTTATAGAATTTTTGATTTGCTGTATTATATACAGATATTTTTTTATCGCCAACTCGAACTCCGACCTTGTCACTCCAGCCATCATGTTTATTGAAACTAACATGATAATCTCGCTCTTTTCCACCAGGGCCGTCGTAGGTGTTCTTATCAAGAGAAACGTCGCCTTTCTTCCCCTTAAGGTACGCGGCTATCTCCTGCTGAGTATAGAAATATCGATTGCCTATCTTTTTTATGTATTTATGCTTTCTTGTTGAAGCATGATAAAGTTCGTAATCACTCATATTGGTACACTCTCCATTTCAAAGAACTTTCTCGGATTTTTAAACCTAAAAGGATAATAATGACCAGTTTTTCCAGTCTTTTTTTCGACATAATACCACGGATCCATTGCAGTCTTTGGCTCTGGCATTTCATCAAACTGTGGCGAATAAGCCTCAAATATATACATGCCATTAAGATCCTTGTAGGATGTAATTCTATAATCGATAAAAGCACTTTTGAAAATATCAATTGCTTGTTCTAATGTCATTTAGATCACATCCTTTACTCTACTAATGAAATCCTGACTGCTCTTTGAAGCCTTTCGTTTTGTACCACGCAATATAGAGGCCGCTTTTTCTCCATATTGGTTCACTTGCTTCTTGACGCTTTTAGATTTCTTCTTTTTCTTCTTTTTCTTCTTCTTTTTAAGTTTGTCTATAATATGGTCGAGCATCTCATCCATAATTCCATCACTGTCTTTAGTTCCTGCGTCTTCAATATATCGATCAACCATATATTTATTAAACTCACAGTTATCGACTCTTGTTATCGAACAAGTATCAGCATAATACAATCTTTCTTCCCAGATAGAATTGCCAGTCATAGTTTCGCCGGTTTGGCAATCTATCATGATTGCCTTTCCATTAACTACTTCATATGCCATGCTATGTCCACCTTGTCCATAAGCCCATTGAACACTGACATACCCTCTAGCACCGTCGCCTTGAGCAACCATAGCATCTATCATGGCTTGAGAACCAGCGGCTGTTGCTATAGCACGTTCTTCATCACTCATACCGCGGCTGGAACCTGAGATGTCATAAACCAGATCTTTATGAGCACCTTCAAACATTGCTTCTGGCATATCGCCACGAATTCCGCCAACCCAGTCCTGTTGGGCTTGAACATCATATCCGCGTCTACGCATTTCATAAGCAGTTGTACAATAAAGACAATTTGTTCCTCTACCCAATTCGTAATTAGCTCCATTGTGGTTGACAGCAGCTACGTCATTGTGTAGATCTTGCATGAAATCTCCAGTGCTAGATTTCTTTGGGGGGATGCCAGTCAGCGTCCAATCCGGCGCGTTGCTTTCCAAGACTGGTTAATGCCCCACTTTCATCTTGAAATCTTCGAACGCCCCAGCGCTGACCTTTGATGCCATGATGCATCAAATACTCAGAAGAATCTTCATGCTTTGCGATGTCATAGATATCTCTTCCGGTTTTATAGATGTTCTGAACATTAAATCCTGCATTTGTCAAAGCTATTCCGGTTGTTGCGACAAAAGCAGTCGCTGCAACAGGAGGACTAACGGCGTTCATAGCGATTGTCATCGTTGTCGTAGCAGCACTACTAGCTAACCAATTCTGACCTATATAACGAAGATAGCCAATACCTGCTCTTTTTGCCGACGCAAGCCCTTTGCTCCCACCAGATCTTTTAATAGCTTCACCAGCCTTCTTAGATCTAGCTTTTCTGCTCGCAGCACGCTTCTCTTGTCTGCGAACACCCCACTTCTGACCTTTTACGCCATGGTGGTAGAGTTCCAAACTAGAAGCTGCGCTATGATTGTATAGTTCATAATAACCCATTTTGAATTCTTCCTATTCAAACGCTTCTCGGTTCAACTTGTAAGCTATGAATGCATCCATCATTGCTGCGACAGCATCGATCTTTGCATCCTGTCTTTTCTTTAAAAGCTTGCGGTTTCCATTTGTGTCTTCAAGCGTGATGCAATTTCCCATCGCAAAAGTCATCAATGCCTCATCAAACAGAAGCCGTCTATCTTCTGATAGTTTTTTAAGCTCTCCAAGTGGAACCGATTCAGTTTTAACTCCTTGTATAACTTTCTCAACACCGAACGGGCCATTCTCTCTAGTCCATCTGTCAACAAAGTCTTTTGCATTGTATGGGTCGTAGCCAAAGCAGACTACATCATACCCGCTTGCCATGATGAACTGATCCAAATCGTCATAGATGTCCATCATGTCTAAAATTGTTCCAGGCATAACGATAAGAGTCCCCTCTTTCATGAACTCGTCGTACTTAAGTCGCATAGCTGCTGGTAATTTCATAAGCGTGTTTTCAGAAATGTAATTTCGTGTCTTTACGCCGAAATCTCCATTAGCCAATGGGAACAAAAAAGTAAAAGAGCAGAAGTCATCTCCCTGAGACAAGTCTGCTCCAAGTGCGCATGGCATTTGCCAATACGTTCTATATCGATGTGGAAGAGTTTCCTCATACGTAAAGTAATACGTGTAACCCTCCATAGGAATGCCAAACCTCTTGGCCAAAATATCATTACGAGAAGCTGGTGCTTTCTCAGCTCTTTCGACATCGAGCTGATACGTCTCATAGCTTACGGTTCGTCCAAGATTCGGATTCGCCTTCAGCCACATCGATGGGTCAGCAACTTCGCTTATGTCGTCAAGCCTATACCACCAGATCGACACATGTGGATTGATGTAATCACCTTTTAGGATGTCCATCAGCTCCATTTTAATAGTGTCGCCGGCTCCGTTTCGTACAGTTCCTTCCGAGCTAATAGCTACGATGATATAATCGTCAACTTTAGAAGCTCCCTGTTCAATTGCACCAACAACGTCCTCTCGAAGATCTCCTGAAAGCCACTCGTCAATTGTTGCAATCTTACACTGCAATCCCTGAAGTTTATTAATGCTCATTGGACGAACCTCAAGAAGAGATCCGGTCATGAAGTTTTCAATTCCCTTCTTCGTGGCAGCAAGTTTAGCTTTGTTAGCTCCACCGCCCTTTGTATTATGCACAGATCCTTCTGTTAGGAACTTAAAAAAGGGCCCTCGAGCCCTTGTGATTGCTGTTCGTATTGGAGACAAGACTTCCTCAGCCTGTTTCATTGTTGGAGCTGTAGTGATTTGATGCGTGGTTGATGTATCTACATTTAGAAAGAAATTCTGAAGACAAGAACCATACATTGACTTCGCAGCACCTCGTGCAACGATCAGATACTGCTTATTAACAAGTCTCTTCTTGATGTGTTTTGTGATGTAATGTCCTTTTCCGTTTTCTTCTGGTACATATACGCTTCTTTCGACAAAGTAGTACCATCCGAAAATCTGTTCAGCCCAAAGTTTGAAACTTGGAAGTAAGGTCATAGCCGAACCGTCTGTCAAAGTCAGTTCGTTCTCACAATAAGCAATAAATCCTTTAACCGCATCCTCATCATAAAAGATTCCTGGGTTTGCAATGAGATCATCTATGCGATTCATCTCCATCGCGATCTCTCGACATACCGGAATGTTCCCCTTCAGCACTTCGTCTCGAAACTGACCGTAGTAGACTGGAGTTGCGGTATTCGAAAGAGTACCCATTTTGAATTACCTCCCATGTCTGATGATTACTGGATTATTATAAGGATTTGCCGTTCCTTTCTTTGGCTTTTTAGAAGCCTTCGGCTTTTCAACAGTGAAATCGACAGCTACATCATTATCATTATTACTTGTATTATTCTGATTATTTGGTTTTTTCTCTTTTTCCTTCTTACCGCCGTCATCGTCATCTCCAAACATCTTTTTTGCCGCTTCTTTAGCATAAACTGTTGTGACGGTTTTAAGCGGTTCCTTTGCTACGTTATTATAAAATTTTCTAGCATTTTGCATACGAGACTCATACTTGGCATCTTTAAGTCCTGCTTCAGCTTTTACTCGCTTCGTAAGATCCGAAATCTCTTTATCAGTCATCTGAGAAAGTTTCTTCTTATGAAGTTTATTATAATAGCGCTTTTCTTTTTCTTCTTTAAAATGTTGTTTAGCCGAAGCAACAGCGGCCTTCTTAGCTTTTCTGGCTTCTTTACTAGCGAATTTACTTGTCGCTTTGCCGGCTTTACTCAAAGCCTTTCCTGTTGCTTTTCCAGCTTTACTAGCTGCTTTGGCAACGCGGTGACCAAGCTGAGCGGCTGTACGTCTGACTCCCCATTTTTGACCTTTGATGCCGTGATGGTAAAGTTCATAATCTCCCATAATTACTCACCCTTAATTGTCTGATTCATAACTGCCTGAAGAGCTGCATCATTCTGCACTGCCTTCTTTCCGGCAGCAACCTTCTTCTGAGTCTCAGGAGAATTCAACTGCTCTTTTGCTATTTTCTTATTAAGCCTATCGACCTTCTTCTGAAGCTTTGCATTCTTGCGTTCAAGTCTAACTTTCTGTGACTCCCACTTATCATTCTTTGCAGAATTGGCAGCGACCTTCGCCTTGTATTTCTCAGCCTTCATAATTGCTTTCTCCTGACGGCCGCTAATACTTTTTCCCTTAGCGAGTCTGAGTCTGGCCTTGGCTGCTCGACGCTCATACTTATCGAGTTTTGCCTGTGCCTTAGCTGCTCTCTGCTTTCTTTTCAGAGCTCCTGTCGTGTTAAGCTTCTTATCAAGCTTTGCAATCTTACTCTGATTCCTGGCGATCCTTGCCAGGTATTTATCTCTTCTAACTCCCCATTTCTGACCTTTTACGCCATGGTGGTAAAGTTCATCGTAAATTCCCATTTTGAATTCCCTCTATTTAATCTGGCGAGTCTTTATTTTTGTAGTATGCCCGCTACGTTTTTTACTATTCCTCTTTTTGGTTTTAGTAGTCTTGCCGTTTGATGTATCGAATTCTGTTATATCGCCGCCAGAATTGATAGTTGTATGGTGACCCACTTTTGGAGGTGCTAATAATTCTTTTAAGAAGGCTTTCCCTCTTTGAGCTCTTTTTCTAATACTCTTTGTGCTATGCACAGCTCTTTTGGTCTCTCCTGCTGCATAAAGAGTTCTACCAGCTGCCTTTTGAGACTCTAGATATGCCTGTTTTTTTATAGCCAAATCAATCTCTCTTTGCGCAGTATTTTTAACAGTATGCCCACCGACAGATATAGAACTCTTTGCTGTCGGTTGCTTTGTTGTTCCTGGTTTATGTGTATCTTTGATCGTTTTATCTTTTACTGTTTTGTCTTTTACAGTCTTATCTTTAATAACTTCATCTCTTACTATTTCGTCTTTGATGATCACGTCATTATCTTTTTTATCATGAAGATAGCTATCTAGCTCTTGCTGAGTGTAGAAATATCGTTTTCCGATTTTCTTTATGTATTTATGCTTTCTAGTAGAAGCATGGTAAAGTTCATAGTCACCCATTACTCTTCTCCTGTAAATGTTGTAGATGGATCGACATGTACATTGAGTCGCCACTCCATCTCGTCGATCATTCTCTTAGCTGCTTCAGCAACTGCACCGCCCTGAGGAGGATCGAACATCTGCTGAACCTTAAGCCCCATATAGCTCTTAACCATTGGCAGGGTAGAAATATCATCTGTGAAATCGCCCCAGACAGCCGAATCATCTTCGATTGTAAATGGAACACTTGGCCCGACTCCAAGCTGATAGAGAATCTGGAAGACGGAATTAATGTGCATTATGATCTGATCATCAAACGCTGTGTATTCCGGAACAAGTCCGCCGAGAAGTTTCTTCACGGAATTAAGAATGCTTTCGTCCATAGCTAAATCCTCCAAGGTGCTACATCATTCGCAAATCGCTCGATCGGATCCAGCATAAGTATTGACTTGTCTCCGTAGTGGATTGCCTGATGTGTTTCATAAGAAACTGTTATTAGATTATTTGGATCGAAAAGACTTGGATCTCGATCCAGAACTTGCTGTTTTGTGATTGGATTGAGATGATGGATGTAAGGGCGTTTGAAAATATCACGTCCCTCGATTCCAAGATCACATCCGTTATCTCGAAGAATGATCTGATCTCTTAGCTGCTTCCATTCTGGTGATCGATACAACACTTGATTGAGCCAGCGATGAGATCCAAAAGTTTGAACCCCAACTTGTCCATCGAGTTTCAGATAGTCGAATCGCTCTTCGAAAGTTTTGAGTTTCATTAGTTCAAAATATGATCTAAGCATTAGAACTCAACTCCTTCGTCTTCCGCAGTGACTGTCTGACCACTGTAAACCTTGAATGAATCAAGAGCGGACTTGAAGAGTTCCTCAACTCTTTCTTCTCTCTGTAACGATTCGATCTTAGCTTTCATCAGAGCAATCTCAGCTTCTGCTTTTTCCAGATCCTTCTTCTCTTTGGATGAACCGAGCTTCAAATAGTGTGTAATGACTTGTGCTGACGCCGTTCCATCCATTAATTGCTGTTCTGCGAGATCAGTAGCCAATGAAATCAGCTGCTGTTCACGTGCTTCTGGCGACAGAGCTCGCCTTCTTGTACGCTTTTGTTCAGTACTCTTAGAAATATCTTTTACTTTCAAGCTCTATCACCTCACTTTCATTCTAGTTTTGTTGAGTTTCCGACTACATTTGTCGGGGCAGAATCTATGCGAACCCAGATCGCTAATTAGGAAGCCCCTTCAATTCTTGCATAATGCTGAAAGGAGGAAAGACAAAAGCAAGAGACTCTGCCTCGGCAGATGTGGTCGGACAAAAATATCAATTTTACCCCCGGAGAAAATATAAAGACCGCCGCGATTTG